CTGTTGGGACGTATTGCTTTACTCTTTTACGCTTTGCCATAATTAAAACGGTACACCTGTTTCGTCCTGGTCTAAATCTACAACCTCAACCATTTTTTTAGGGGCCTCAAATCTTTTTTGGGCCGCGGTAATTGGTTTATATACTGCGCCATTGTCAAAATCCGGTGCTATGCTAAAACTACCCAGACCGCCATTCTCTTTACGCTTTACTTTTTCAACGTGTATATCTACGCTATCACTTCCGTAGTCGGTACGGTCCCCAATATTCCTGTAACAAATAAGTCCATTATAACACTTATTAAAAAAGTCCGCTGACCCGCTTATATCGTAAAGCGTTGGTTTTTTATAATTTCCGTTTTCACTTTCTATTTTTCTAGGGTGCGCCACTAAAAATAAGTGCGTGTTTGTTTGTTGGCAAAATTGTGTAATTTGACTTAGCACCTTACCAACGTAACTATGGTCTTTTTGCGCGCTATGGTCGAGCATATTCCAAGGATCTATAACGCAAATGTTAACACCTTTTTGAAATACTAAGTCTCTAAAATGATTTAGTATAGCCTCCAACGTTAAATTTTTAAGGTCTATTTTAACCCAGTAAAAATGCTCTAGTATAAAATCTTTTGTACCATTAAGCTGGTCGTTTGTGCAATTAGTTTCGTTTAATTTATTAGCAACTCTTTTTATGTGGCCTTCGTATGGAAAACTTTCGGGGGAAAACATAGCGCACCTAAAATCGTATTTAGTCGCCATATTAACACAAATTTGGTCTATAATATCGGACTTACCGCTATTTGGTATTCCGGTTACTACCGTCCATTCTCCCATCGCAAGTTTGAAATACTCATTACTACCGCCCAGGTTCATATCGTAATTTACTATACCATTTTCGTTATACTGCAAAACGTCGTCCCAAATATCCGCTATATTTAGCACGCCTTCCAACGGGAAGTTCTTAGCGCTTTTTACTATTGTTCTTAGCGTTTCGGCTCCTTTATCAACTAAAACCTCGTTGGCGTCTTTATAGTCTCCCCAATCAACGTATTTGCATCTGTAATGGCCAAATCTCCTGGCTAACTCTGCGCGTAATTGCAACCCAGCTTCGTCGTTGTCGGTGCAAATTATAACCTCGTCCTTATCTTCAAAAGACCGCCAGCAATTATCTAAATATTCCAGGCGTTGGTTTCCTTTGCTAGCACCGTTTGGAACTGAACAAACGCTATATATACCGGCCTCGTGCAAACTAAGCGCGTCCATTTCCCCCTCAACTATATAAACTTTTTTAAGTTCGTTTATATTATCTAAGCCGTAAAATATTAATTCGGCTCCCGATACCATTTTAAAGTTCTTTTCAGAATCGCGGTATTTGACGTTTATTAAATTACCGTCTTTGTAGTAATTAAAATTTATTGTCTTGCGGTTGTTTTTAACCTGCGGCATATATGTTATGCTTTCGCCTACCTTCCAATGCGCTAGGGTAGCTTCTGAAATACCCCTACCCTTAAACCATTCTATAATTTTAGCGGATAGGTTTATATCTATTTTGGCCGGCAGTATATAATCTTCTTTAGGCTTAAACTTAACCGAACCAGACCAGCCGCAATTATGGCAATTGTAAACGCCTTTGTTTACATTTACGCTTAGTGAAACGTCGCTTTTGTTTTTCCTAGTTGGGCCGCATTGTGGGCATTTTGTTTTAACGTCGCCACTAGGGTTGCCCTTTAAAGCAATTCCTAGGTCTTGTAATTCTTTTAAATACATAATTAATTAGTTAGTTAGTGGCTAAATTAAAAATTTATTTTAAATCTGCAAATATCTTTTTTAGCTTTTCCAAATACAAAGTAAAATCCATAGCTTCCTCTTGGGCGTGTTTAAGCCATTCTAACGGCGTTAAATCGTCTCGGTCTAAGGTAGTGCCGTATTTTTCTGTTCCTATCTTAGAACGCATTAAAAATGCCTCTACGACGTTATTTACTATTGTATCGTCAGTATGGTTTGTGCATCGCTTGCATTTAATAAAAAAACTTCTTTGGTTACCATTTGGTTTTTCCATAGTGTCGTTGTTGGGCATTGTAATTCGTGTTTAGTTAAATTGGTTAAATCTCTTAAATCAAATATGTAATCAAAATATTGTTCGCTTACTAAATAGAAAATTAGGTAATCGTGCATTTCCATTAGTTTTTCGTACTTGTAAACCTCCAGCATTTTTGTTTTGTAGCTATCGTTTCTAAACTTAAATTCTAAAACGCATTTTTTACCGGTACAAGTTTTGCCAATAGCGTCGTAATGGTCAAAGCCACCTCCGGACCATTTTAATTGCCAACCCCTGGCGTTTAACTCTTTTACTTTTAATTGCTCTTTAGCGTGTATTTGGTTAAGCATTTTGTAAATAGTTTCTTATTTGTTCTACGCCTCTCTTCCCAACCTCAACGTTTTGAGTAAGCAAAAACTCGTTTATTATTGTACCGTTGTAAAGTTGAACGTACAATTCTATTTCGCCAATTTTGTTTTCGGCCAAATACCATTCCTTTGCGTTTTTAATAGCGGCCATTTGTTTTGGCTTAGTTTGCTCTTTTGCAGATATTTTATATTTCGCCATTATATTATCAATTTTGCGTACTGAATTACGCACTGTCTTTAAAGCTGGTAGGCTTAATACATTTGGTCGCCAAAAAGGGTCTTGCCTGGCCCATTTAACCGCGGCATATACTTCTCTTAAATCGTAATCGTTTTTTTCAAACCAGGCCAGGGTATTTTTCCAAGTCAATTTTTGGCTATTGTTTTTAGGTAAAGTTTTTTCGCCTTTAAATAAATCCAAATATGGCGCAAAAGCATTTTCAACTAATTTAGAATATCTAGCTGGCGCAGGTTTTTTAACCTGTGCGGTATTAATTGTATTATTCTCTTTTGTATTATTAATATTATTAGTATATATATTACCCTTTAAGTTTTCTTTAATAGGGGTATTTAAGTTTTCTTTAATAGGGTCTTTAAGTTTTCTTATATAGGTATTTAAGTTTTCTTTAATAGGGTTAGCTATAAATATTTTGCGTTGCTCTATTTGTTTTGTGCCTTGTTTGTAAGTCATTTCAAGGCTTATATAACCGCGTTTTTCTAGTTCGCTAATCCAAACACTAACTGACGTTTTAGAAACGTCGTACAAGTCCGCAAAATAACTATTTGAACTCCAGCAAAAACCTTTGTCGTTAGCCAAAGCAGTTATTTCGCCATACAGAAGTTTTGCATTTGCTTTTAACGTTTTGTCGTACCTAACGTTTGCCGGTATAATTGCGTAGTAACTCTTTTTGTCCATAATAAAAAAAGCTGGGGGTTCGGTGGTTACGGCACCTACTACCCTAGCTTTAATGTTTTCTAAACAACTTAGCCCGTAACCTCTAAGTCTTAAACAAATATAAAAATTATTAAACGATCTGCTTTATTTTATCGCAGAAAGTTTTAAGGTCGCCAAATATTCTAAGGAAGTTGTCCAGGCTTATATGGTCGTCGCCATAAACCATAAATAGTATTTCAATTAATAGTTCCCGTTCTACTTCTGTAAGCGTTCCAACGTATTCGAAACCGTCTTTGGCTCCTGTAATTATTTGTTTTCTACGGCCTACTTTTTGCTCGTTTTCATTAAAGTATAAATGGATATGTTTCATAATCCGTTGTTAAAATATTGGTCAATTATAATTTTGCAGTTTTCAAAATCATTAAGCCAAACCGCGTACCAATTACATACTTTAAGATTTTCTAACCACTCTTTTTGGTTTTTTGTAGGCTTATTATAACCCGACTTTAATTCAATAGCTAAACCTGCATATTGTTTGCTAGGTGTAAAAACTAAAATATCCGGTATGCCACTACTGACCCCTAAATACTTTAGCTTAAAACGTTCAAATGGCGACCTTTTACCCTCGTTGGCTGGGTGCGCTACTAAACTATGCGGGTATTGCATTGATAAGTAATTTAAAACGGCCCTTTGTAAATGATCTTCGGGGCCTAAATACCGCATATATGGGTTTTGTTTAGCCATTGTTTTTTTACAAAGTTACTATATTTTGCTATTGTATTGTAATTCAAGGTTAAAATTAAAAGGTATGTCGTAATCAATTTTGTATTCCTTAAACAAAAACTCAATCCGTTCCAAGTCTAATTCGTCGATAATCATAACCCGTTCAACAGGCGGCCCTTGTGGCAAATCAAAATGTATTTTAGGATATTTGTTTTTGTAAAAACTAACCGAATTTTTACTGACTGCATATTTTTTGGCTATTTCCATAATAGTAAGTTCGCTATAATGGTAGTCCCAGGCAGCAGCCTCCTGTATTCTTTCTATGTCATTCATAACTTAATCTAGTTTTAAAAATTCAGCGTCGCCGTGCTTTTCAAACCATTCTTTATTCGCCATATATTTATCAATAACGGCGTCAATCATTACTAGGTCGTCAATAGAACCGCCTTTAATCTTATCAATTAGCGCCTCTATTTTATTTAAAATGTTTGTTACCATTTCCGGGTCTACTGAATACAGTTTGTCAAACTCTGACTTTGCAATTGGCTCTAGTAATTCGTTTACTTTATTAACCTGGTTTTTTACGTTTTGCTTATATCTATTTGTCCCTTTTAATTGGTCGTTAGCCTCTAGCAGCAACTGACCTAATAAAATGCTTTTAACGTAGTTTAATTGGTTTTCCATTATAATACTATTATTCCGTTTTCGTTTCTTTCGTAGCCTCTATAACCTGTAGCTATTCCCGTCTCTAAATAAAACTTCCAATCTGCTATTGCGTTTTTGTAAGCATTACGTCCTTCGTCAATCATTTTTTCACTTAATGTGTAGCACTCAACGCTATATGGATAGTTCGTTTCTATTGCTATAAACACAAAGTTTTTTGGATCTATGCCTACCATATCGCTATAAAATGCCGCCTGTAAATGATAACCCCATTTATATACGTCGCTTTTAAATGCTCTAGGGCTATTGTCCTGGCAACTCTTTGGGTCTGAAATAAAGCCTAGCATCTTATTAATGCAATCGGGCCTAACCCTTACATCTACGCCTTCATAATTCGTATAATGTGAAAGTTCAATATCGCCTTTAGTATAATAAACCGCTTGTTCGTTACGCTCAAAATTTTCTTTAATTTTTAAAATCATTTCGTATTGGTCGGCCTCAATAACGCTTTTACCCTCCGCTAGTTTCTCCTGCTTTGCAGCAGCCTCTTTGCCAGCTTTTGTGCGCTTATCTATTTTAGGCGATACATAGAACTCATCGTAAAAGTTTTCCGGCTCTAACACCGCCGTATGTATTGCCGTACCTAATTGCAAAGCTGCGCTTTTGCGCGGTGCCTGGTTAAGATAATGATAAACCGATTTTTTATGTATTGTCTTTAAGGCGCTTGAACTTATCGCCTTGCTTTGGTGGTACACCTCGTTGCTTTCTACTTTCGTTACCATAATATAGATTTTACTTTTTCAATTAACCTAACTAACCAGCTTCTATTAACGTATGCAATAGCTTCTTTTGGCGTTAGTATTTCAATTCTAATTCCTGTTTTGGTTTTACGCTCGTAAAATACCAACCCTGTTTCCGATACTCTAAATTTTTCTGTCATAATAAATAAATTTAATACCGCTAAATTAAAAAAATTCTTTTAATTACAAAGCATTTTTAAAAATAATTTTAAATAAAAAAAGCGGCCCATTATAGACCGCCTTTTTGTTTAGGTTAGATTATGCTTTAAAACGGCATATCGTCGTCGCTAACAGTTGTTTTTGGCGTTGTGTTAGTTACTTGTCCGTC